AGATAATCGAACGCTATATTATACCATCTATTTTTCATAACACTTTGACGTTAAGTTTATAAACATTATTTTTACACATTATACAACATACCCATGAATCAATTTTGTGAAGCTATTCCATGTCCTGTTATACTAAATGCTACCTGCGTATTCTACGAAGGAGCTAGTTTAGTATGTTCAGGAATCAATACTAATGACACTCTTGAGACTGTCATAGTTAAGTTAAATCAAAAACTATGTAATGTTAGTGGAACATCTGGTACAAGTGGGACCAGTGGGACTAGTGGTACAACTGGTACATCAGGATCTAGTGGGTCTTCAGGCACTAGTGGCTCAAGTGGTACATCTGCAACTAGTGGTACCACAGGTACTAGCGGATCTTCAGGTACAAGTGGATCAAATGGTGATAGATATAAAACATCTTCTACAACAGATTTCACATTAGGATATGCAGGAACGCTCACTGTTGATACTGGATTAGCATATACAACAGGACAATCTATTATAATAGTTCATGATATTAATAATTATCAAGAGTGTGTTACTATTTCTTATAATACACTCACAGGTATATTAGTATTTGGTACACCAAATTTAACTGTAGGAGCAGGAGCATTTACATCATGGATTGTAAATCTTGATGGTGCTACAGGTGGTGATGGTTCTTCAGGAACATCAGGAAGTAGTGGAACAGCTGGTACATCTGGAACCACAGGTACAAATGGTACAAGTGGAACTACAGGAACATCAGGTAGTACAGGTTCTAATGGTACATCTGGAACAAGAGGCTCAAACGGAACAAGTGGCACAACTGGTACTTCTGGTTCTTCTGGTACTACTGGCACTAGTGGAAGTAACGGAAGTAATGGTACATCAGGTACCACAGGAACAAGTGGTTCTAATGGATCTAATGGTACGTCAGGAATAAATGGTATAAGTGGTACATCTGGATCTAATGGAAGCAGTGGAACATCAGGATATGATGGAATAAATGGAACTAGTGGAACTACAGGTACAAGTGGAACAAGCGGAACAAGTGGAGATACTGGTAGCAGCGGAACATCTGGTACAACAGGTACTTCTGGAACTACAGGTTCAGGTGGAACTTCTGGTACATCAGGGACTACAGGAACTAGTGGTACTAGTGGTGCAAATGGTATATCATCAGGACAGATTTATTATTTTAATGAATCTCAACCATCAGGAGTTAATACTTATAAAGTGTTATCTCCAACACCATCAGCAGCAGCTGAACAAATTGTAACTAAAACATTAACTAACACTCAACAGAATGTATTAATTTCAAGTTTTATAACACCACAGCTAGGCTTCTCAGTGATACCTGGAGGCTTACAAAGATTTCATTATCATTTCTTAAAACCAGCTAGTAACGATAATATTGATGTTTATGCAACTATACAATTAGCTGATAGTGCAGGGACACCAATTGGACCAATTATACCTACAGGTGTTTCTGCAATTGGATGGGTTACTTCTACTATACCTGTTGAGGTGACAACAGATTTAACATTAACAACAACAACAATTGATCCTACAACTAGGGTGATTGTTAAAATTTATGCAAATAATAATGATAGTGCTTCACATATTTTAAACTGGTATACAGAAGGATCTTCATATTATTCATTTATTGTTACATCTGTTGGTGTTGTATATGCAACTTCAGGCACTAGTGGATCTTCAGGAACATCTGGTGCAATTGGTTCAACTGGAAGCTCTGGAACAAGTGGAAGTAATGGATCTTCAGGTACTAGTGGTAATACAGGATTACCTGGAACAAGTGGTACATCTGGATTATTAGGATCATTATCTGCAATAGGAAGTGTTCCTAATGCTAATGCTGCTACATTAACAGGAAATGTATTAAATCTTCAACCTGCATCAGCTTCCTTTGGTGGTGTTGTTACAACGGGTACACAAACTATAGCTGGAGATAAAAGTTTTACTGGAGCTATAGATATTAATAATAGTGGAAATTCTTTAAAAGTAACTTCAGGTCAAGGAACTGCATTGGATATTGTGGGTGGAAATAATAGCAATTCAATAGCTAAATTTACAAATGTAACTGGAACTGTAGAGGTGGGAAGATTCGATGCAACGGGTTTAAAGTTACAGTTAGAAACAGCATCTACAATAGCTTCATTTGATGCTAATAAAAATGTGGTTAGTTTGACTACAGCAAATGGTTATCCAACATTAACAGAGTTGAAATCTCTTGTTGGAGTTAGTGCTACAGCTATTCAAACACAGTTAAATGGTAAGCAACCGATTAATGCAAATCTTACATCTATATCAGCTTTAAGTACAACAAGTGGAGCCTCATTTGTAAGAGTGTTTAATGGAACTTATTATTTAGACAATGGAAACTATTTAACTTCTGTTGGAATAGCAAATTTAACTGCAACAGGTACACCATCTGCTACAACTTATTTACGAGGTGATAATACTTGGTCATCAATTCCAGTTTCATCTCAAAGTGCTTATACAGTATTAGCTAATAATACAAATGCAAGTGCAGTACCAACCGAACAAGTATATAAAGACGTAGGTCAACAAACCTATACAGCGACACCTACTTGGTCAACATCAGCTCCAACAACTATATTGGCAAACACATACGAGTGGACTCAAATAGGAAGTACGGTAAATGTTAGAATAAGTTTAAGTTATAATACTGGTGCAGTTAATTCAAGTGTAATACTTCCAATGCCAGCCGACATGCCAGTACCATCATCTATAACTGGATTTACTGGGGCATTAGATATACTTGCTTATGGAAGTGGTATGATGGTAAACGCTACAAATCAAAATCCTCCAGCAGTAACAGGAGCTAGAAACTGTTTGTTAAGAAGGAACGCTGCAAACACTGGATATGAGTTCTTTGTAAACATAAGTGTAACTGTAACCACAAAAGTAGTAATTGTTAATTTAACATATTTTGCATAATGAGACACATAAGACAAATAAATAGTGTAGGAACAAATAGCTACACAGTAGTTGTAGCTGAAGAGCCATTAGAGAGTCACAGATCAATTATAAATCATTCAGATCTTTTTGAGATATCAGAGGATGAATTACCTGAATTTGTACAGTATGTAGACATGCAGCCACCAACAGTACCATACGAAGTACAACTATGGAGAATTAGAACTGTGTTAAAGTTGATGCAGCTAGAGGCACAGATAGAGTCTGCTATAGACGCTATGCCAGAACCTTCTAAAACTGCTGCAACATATATATGGAAGTTTGGTACAACTGTAGAGAGAGCAAGTCAGACGGTTATGTTGCTACAGTCTGCATTGCAACTTACGGACGAACAGGTAGATGATTTATTCATACAAGCAGAAGCAATCTTATTATGATACTATTTACAATAGCATATGTACTCTATCTTCCACTAACTCTAATCAACTGGCTATTCGTTAAGGAAAAGTCTGGATACTTTAAGAGCAGTGCTGTTAACTTAGATAGGTTTGGTAATAGAGAGTTCAGGACCTTGTTTAATAAAGTACTTATAAATAATAATGGGCATAGATTTGGTAATATTGAAGAAACCATATCTAGTGTTTTAGGAAAGAATCAACTAACAGGTACACTCACTTGCGCTGGAAAGATCTTAGTTTGGGTGTTAGACAAGATAGATAACAATCACGCAATAAAATCAATCAATGAATAAATTTATAGAAGAAAGATGGTACATGCACCTAATAGGTGGAGCCATTACAGTAACACCAATAATTTGGTTGTTGATTAAATTTGACCCATCTTTTGATATAGGTAAGATAGCTCAGGTATTTATTGCTGGCTTCTTTGCTTATTGTATTGGATTTATGTGGGAGTATTACTTTGCTAAATTTCATGAAGCTCCATTTGATTATAATGACATTTGGTTCACAGTGTTAGGTGCATTAATCGGAACATCATTATTATAATAAAACCCTCTACATGAGGGTTTTTATTTTTTCTATCACCATCTCTGGAGTTATACTAGTCTGACATTCAAACTGTCTATCTGTACCTTTGTGAACAGGGCACCAATTCCAATCTCCTTTATCAAACTTATATTGTGGATCATTCCAACATCCATGGCATACATTTGTGTTAACTGGTCTATGGCATGAGAACTCATGTTGTTTGTCAGTGAAATTACTGATCATTATCACTGGTACATCTAATCCCCAAGCTAACCAACTTAGTCCACTAGATAGTCCTATAAAGAATTCACTTTGTGTTATCCATTCTATTGTGCTCTCAATTGATTTGTCAAGTAATGCATCACAGTTGTCAAATGGATTGCTTTCTAGTGATACATTCTTCACTATATATCCTTGACCATGTAAGTAATTAATCACTTCTTGCCAGTTCTCTCTGGTCCAGAACTTACATCCAGCTGTACTATTTGTAGCTATTGTAACTAGTTTATAGTTTGCTTTAAGTCCTGAGTTATGTATTCTAGGTTTGATTTCTTTATAAGGAAGTCCTAGAATGTTTGTAGCTGTTTGCTGAAGAGGAATTGTATTAGGAAGAACAGGTTCTTTATTATCATTATAGAACCAACCAATCTTATACATTGCATACAGATTATTAACTGTAGTTCCTGGTTCCACAAATTCTAACATTGGATATTCTTTTTCAAATAAGAAGTTCTTAAATGTACTTACAATAACTTCACAGTTATGTAGACATCTAAACTCTTCTACATAAGGCATCCAAGCTATAGTATCACCTAGAGATGAACTATCAAAAGCTATATACACTCTTCTGTTCTCTAGATTTAGTATGTTATTATACACTTCCACACCATCCTTATACACTATAGTTTGCCATCTAGTAAAGTATTCTCTGTTAAGTCTTATCCAATGGTTGCACTTTATTGTATCATAATGAACTAATTTATCACTTTCTAGATCATAAAACTCTACATCAAATGTGCTATTGCTAGTTCCTGTTATTTCAAGGAATGGTTGTCCAACAAAGTTTTGTATGATATTATAATCATTTATAGGCTTTTTGTTCGGAATAACGGACATTGCTTTCTCATATAATGATATGTGATGTTTAGCAAAATCATCAGTTGTATTATTAGTTAGTATATGATAATTTGTATGATCTGTTAACATATCTTCTACCTGACGTTTTAATTTTATAGGATTTAGAGTTGTAATATACCTAGTGAACATGTTCTTGTATTGAGGAAGATCTCTAGCAATAATCTTTTTACCATAACTAATAGCTTCTCTTAATACTAATGGATTACATTCCCATGTACTATTAAACATGAATATATCAGCAGCCATTAGAAAATATTTAGCATCATCTCTTTCTCCCCATATCTTTACATTCTCAGGAAGATCTTTCATTAATGGTTTCCAATAGTCTTCAAAGTTACCAGCTTGATTACCTACAAAGTGAAACCCTATATTTGGCATTTGTCTAGCTAATTCAAGCATCTCTCCTTGATTCTTTCCAGGAGTCCATAAACCAATGTTTACAACATGTTTCATCTTTAGATTCATACCAAGAGCTATCTTAGCTTCATAACAGTTATCTTCTGACACTCTATAGTTATCAATGGGGAACTCAATCACTTCTCTATAACCATCTACATCTTTAAATGTATCTAAGTGATAAGGACTGCAGAAAGCATATGCATCAGGTGTGAATATCTTCTCAGAAGGATTGAAAGAAACATCATGACATGTCTCAACTATTCTATATTTCCTATCAGGAGAATATAATCTTGTCACCATCTTAAGATCTAGTCTTTCAGACATCTCATCTATATGTATAATGTCTGGTTTAAACTCTTCCACCACCTTGAAGATTCTCATCTTATCTTCATTCAGTGTATATAAACCTGTGAGCTTTATAATTTCATCTCTCTGTACAACATAATCTTTGCTGTAACATTGATATTCTACCACTTGAATAGATACATTTGGCAGAGTTTGCAACGCTTGTATTCTCTTAAGAAGGAATGCAGGCATACCACCTGTAGATAGGTGAGGAGCAACAAATAATATTTTTAGTTTAGACATTGTTTAGACATTTGTTTAGACATTCGACTTTTAAAAACAAAGATATAAAAATATATTTAGCTTATGCTATATTATGAAGGAAATGTGAGTTGACCATTTTATTATATGGAATATATGATTTACATTTGTTATAAATTTTTATAATTATTTCTTCTGCGCAATCACACTCTGTGATTGTCTATTATTATAATACTCCCACCATCTGCAATTATGGAAAACACATTTGAAAAACAAGTAGAACAAGAATTAAAAAGCATGGACCAACGCCTATATGATCTAGAGGAGAAGATGACTTCAATAGACACAAAACTAACACAAGTTGTAGACGCTATATTAGGAAACGCATTAACAAAAGCAGGAGGATTTGTTGCTGAGTTGAATGAATTAAAGGGCAAAATAAAAACCCTAGAGGATAAATTAAGCAGACAAGAAAACTTTAAAAACAAAGTTATGTGGACTGTTGGTGTAGTGGTAGCTATAGGTGTTATACTACAATATTTAGCAAGTATATATTATAATATAAAACGAGTATGATGTTTATAAAAAAGAACTACTTATATTTAATCATAGGCATTCTAGTGCTTGTGATATTTTTACAGAGATGTGACACTGATAAACCTATCACTCCTGTACCACCAACTGTAGAAATAGACACTGTATGGGTGAAACACGATAGTCTTATATATTCTAAGCCTAAAGTGATTACAGTTATCAAAGGAGTTCCTGAGATACAATATGTACCAGATACATCTTATGCAAAACTTGTTATACAATATAAAAGTTTAGTTGATCTGTGCACAGCAAAGAATGTATACTCAGATACATTGAAAATAGATTCTATTGGATATGTAAATGTTTTAGATACAATTTCAAAAAACAGAATACAAGGAAGAAGATTCAAGTATGATTTAAAATATCCTGTAGTCACAAAGACCATCACTCTTCAAGCACCTCCTAAAACACAAGTGTATATAGGTGGAGGCTTACAAGGAAACCAGTATAACATAGTTAATCAGTTTAGTGCAGGATTACTCCTCAAGACTAAGAAAGATCAAATCTATGGAGTGTATACAGGAATGAACACAGATGGAAAAGTACAATATGGCTTACAAAGCTATTGGAAAATCAAATTAGGTAAGTGATAAAACTATTTAAATACATAGAACCATTATGGTTAGGAACCAACAATAAGATATCTATACGCAAGATTTTATCGTTGGCTTTTTCTATTGATTTTGTAAGCAACATTTCTTTTGTTATACATAAATGGGAAATAGGAAAATCATATTCTGATGTAGCTATGTTACTAGGACTAGAAGCTGCTCTTATAGCTGCTCTTCTATCACTCACCACATATTCAACTATGGTGGCAAATAAAAACTCAAACACAGAAATAGACTAATGGTAACAAGTGCACAAGCTTTAAAGAAATACGGAGACCCAACTAAAGAATCTAGTATGACATTATGGGATGTACCAAAAGAATTAGAAATTGGTGTACTCCCTAAGAGATTGTATTGTAATAAAGATATGATCCTACCATTAACGAAAGCTTTTAAAAATCTTATATCTACAGGATGTGTTAAAGAATTAAAAACTTGGGATGGATGTTTCAATATAAGAAAGAAAAGAGGACTTGCATCAATGTCATTACATTCATGGGGAATAGCTATTGATGTAAACGCTGCATGGAATGGATTAAACAAGGAGCCACAATTGAGTAAAGAGTTTGTTAATTGTTTTACATTAGCAGGATTTGATTGGGGTGGAACTTGGACTGGTAGGGTCGATGGTATGCATTTTCAGTTAAAGACTATATAATGAAAAATAGAGAAGGTTATAGAGTATGTTCTTGTTGTAAGAAAGAACAAGAGCTTATTTCTACTAACTTCTGTTCAGATAAAAACAGAAAATCTGGATTTTCTTATAGATGTAAAAAATGTGATGCTATTAAAAAAGATAATAGAAAAGAAAGATATAAAAAACTATCTGAAGAACAGAAAGAAGTATATAAAAGTAAAAATAGAAAATATACATCGGAAGGTTTGGGAAGAGCAACTTCACTAATATGTGCTTATAGAAAAGTAGATAAGAAAAAAGGACAAGTTTGTAATTTAGATAGAGAGTTTATGATGACTCAAATTTTTAATAAGTCTTGTATTTACTGCAAGTCTATACAAAATATAGGTTGTGATAGAATTGATAACACTATAGGACATATAAAAACAAATGTAGTACCTTGTTGCAGAATTTGTAATACAACAAGAATGAATAATTTTTCACATGAAGAAATGTTTTTATTAGGAGAAGTTATTCAGAAGATTAATAAAAACAAAAAATAATGAGAAGATGTAATGATGTATATGAAATAGTAACTGTTTACTATCCCACTGGCTGTGTTAATACAACTAGTACACCTACATCAACTACAACAACTACATTACCACCAACTACTACCACAACAAGTAGTTCCACTAGCACTAGCACAAGTACATCAACATCTACATCAACAAGTAGTACAACTACAACCACAACAACAAGTAATTATAATTCATATAATTATCAAGCACAATATTATGATTGTGATACATGTGTTAATATTGGAGGACTATCTTTAGCTAATATTGAACCTTTAACAGTTGGAAAGTGGTATAATTATACTAATAGTATTACTAACATTTCAAGAAAAGTACAAATAGTTACATATCTAGGACCTAGTTTAAGTTCACCTAATACTATTATATTAGATTCAACTAAACAAGATACATGTGGTGCACTGCCACCATGTCCAGAATAAATAATTTAAAACCATGGCAAAACAAACCAATTCAGTACAAAAGAGAGTGAAGGTTAAAATAAGTAGACCAGGCATTCATTCTAAAAACAAAACATCTAAACTTAAATCTTCCAAGAATTACAAAAAAAGTTATTCTGGGCAAGGTAGATAACTTTTTTGATTATTTTAATTCATTAACAATCATGTATGTTTACATAAATTATTCATATTTTTGTAACTACCAAACAAACAATCAATTATGGCAATACCAGCTAAACAAGTCGGACAATCAGCGGAAGCTAATCTATTGTGGCAAATATCTAAGCAGTTGGAACTTTTAATTAAAGTGACAGCAGCTGGTGTAATCACTACCACCACTACTACAACTACAGCAGCACCATAATAATATAAAAATGGCTATACCAAGTAAACAAATAGGTGGAAGTATAAACTATAATCTTCTTTGGCAGATATCTAAGCAATTAGAAAGATTAATTGAAGTTAGATCAAATGTTACTACATCTACTACTAGCACATCAACAAGTACAACCACTAGCACAACTACATTAGATCCTAATCTTATACCTATAGGTACCCAAATATGGACTAATAGAAACCTTGATGTTACAACATATAGAAATGGTGATGTGATTCCTCAAGTAACAGATCCAACTGCTTGGGGAGCATTAACAACTGGTGCCTGGTGTTATTACAACAATGACCCTACAAATAATGCAGTTTATGGTAAATTATACAATTGGTATGCTGTTAACGATGCAAGAGGATTAGCACCTTTAGGCTATCATATACCTTTAAATAGTGAGTGGACAACATTGATTTCATTTTTAGGAGGGACAAGTATTGCAGGAGGGAAAATGAAATCAACAGGAACGTCACTTTGGCTAAGTCCTAATACTAATGCAACAAACTCTAGCGGTTTTACAGGTCTTCCTGGAGGTTATCGCGTCAGTGATGGTAGTATATTCTACGGCATTGGTGAGACCGTTTACTGGTGGACTTTTTCGCAGTCCAATATTATAAACGCAGTGACCAGGTTCCTGGTTTACTATGCTGGTGCTATTAGTGTTACCACCTACGATAAGAAAGGTGGTTTCCCAGTAAGATTAATAAAAGATTAAAAACATAATAAACCAACTACATATGAAAGATTTAAAATTTGTACAAAGCTGCCCAAGTGATGTATATTACACATGGCAAGTGCATTTATGGCTTGAGAGCTTAAGAAACATTGGACATAGTGATAAAGCTATATCAGTGATATTCACACCCAAGGGGAGAGAGAATAGAGACAAATGGAAACAGATAGAAGACCTCTATCCAGAATCAGAGTTTCATTATTATAATGATGAAGACAATTTAAATCAACTGTTAGGAATATACATTCCTGTACTAAGACCATATGTACTTTGGAAACATTTTAAAGCTAATCCAGAACTAAGTGAGAAAGCAATATTCTATTGTGATTCAGATATTCTATTCACTAAAGATTTTAATGTAGACAAGTTCTTAGATGATGAGGTTAATTATCTATCTGATACAAACAGCTACATCAATGCTACATATTTTGATAGTAAAGAAAGAGATGTTCTCCCAGAGAAGCTAGAAGCATACAAAACAAGAGATGTTCTTGGAGAAATAGCTAGTGTTATTGGTATAGATAGAGCAACATGTGAAGCTAACAACCTACACTCAGGAGGAGCACAATATCTACTAAAGAATGTAGATGGTGAGTTCTGGAGTAAGGTGATGAATGATTGCATTCTTATTAGAACCTATTTACAAACAGTGAATAGAGAATATTTTAAAGATGAGAATACAGGTTATCAATCATGGTGTGCAGATATGTGGGCTGTTCTTTGGAACTTATGGTTTAGAGAACAAGAAACAAAAGTGGTTCCTGAACTAGCATTTACCTGGGCAACAGATCCTATATCTAAACTAGACAGTCATACAATCTTTCATAATGCAGGAATAACAGGAGTATCAATGAATGGATATCCTTGTTTCTACAAAGGAAAATATCATCAAGGGACTGATCCTACAAAGGATCCACATTTAGATGATGTATTAAATAACATAGAATCACAGAAGTATTGCACATGGTTCTATGCAAACGAACTTAACAACATAAAACAAAAATATAAACTTAATTATTAATAACAAAAACAATTATCATGAGTAACAAGAGAGACCTTAAGGCCTATGTAAGATTCGATGGATCTGGCAGAATTGTAGCAGGAAGTTTAGTTCTAAGAAGAAGTAAACCAAAGGTTGGTAAGTGGCAAGAAATTACAGCATATGAATGTTGTAACTATACACCTACCACTACCACCACAACAACAGCAGCTCCTACAACAACTACAACAACAACCCCTGCACCTTAATATTTAAATTATGGCAATGAAATCACTATTCCCAGATGAAATGATGGGAGATAAAGGCTCTAGTCTTACATTAGAGACTATTGCAGGAAAGCTAACTTATTTTCATGAGCAGCTACATTTAACTCATTGGCAAACTAAATCATATGCAGAACATCAAGCTACTGGAGCATTGTATGATTATGTGCACGATTTCAAAGATGGATTGATAGAGAAGATTATGGGATATACAGGTAAAAGACCTGGTCCATATAAAATAGAACCTCTTATAAACTGTACAGGAATGCAATGTGCATCAGATCTTTTATCTTTTGCTTCAGAGTTAAAAGCATATGGTGAAAAGAATTCCTATCATGATGTATGTAATCTAGCAGATTCATTATCTGGAGAAGCAGCTAAAACTAAATACCTATTAACACTGTCTTAAATGCTTGTAAATAAAAAACATTTTCCAAAATTGATGCAAGATAATGATGAAACATTTCTTGCTCATTTGGAAGGTGTAATAAGCTCTGTTGATGAACTGTGTAGTCTGGAGATAACAAAGCTCTCAGACAGCTATAGATTTAGAATAGCAGCAAGCCTTCCTAAGTATAACAATATGCTTATAGAAGAAGTATTAAAATTTTGCAACATGTTCAACATAAGAGTTGATATGAGCAAAAGCATCAAGACTAGTTCTGTAATAACATTTGAAATTAGTTTGGAAGTGTAACATATTTGTTATACATTTGTTACAATTATAAACCAATTAAATATTTACATTATGGCAGAGTATAATCCTAACGCTAGGTATACATGGACTCCTGAAGACAAGTTTGAATTATCAGGACAAGAATTTGGTCTAATCCTTAATATGGTAAGATCTTATTTAGCATCAGAAGATGGCGCACGTTTTCAATTGATGTCTCAAACTAACGAAGTTATTGAGAAAATCATGAAAGCTGGTGTTGAAGCAGATGTTATCAAGGAAGTCCTTGACACTCCTACAGAAGCTCTAGAAGCTGAAGTGATGCAGTAAATCACAACATACCTGTTGGGTGACGAATAACAGGTGTTCTCGAACAAAAGCACTTCTCTATGAGAATATACGAACCAAAGAATAGAATAGATGTTATAACACCTAAGGGAGAGGGGGTAATATGGTTAGTGACTGATTATGGTCATGAAACTGATACTATCTATACAATTATTATTAATACAACAGGTGAGATGTGGCAATACGCTCACAAAGATATAATCGTTAAACCTAATATAACATTTAAACGCTATGGCAAAGATTAAAAAAGCACAAACAGGTAAAAAATTAACTGTTTCTAAAACTAGACAAGTAGCAGATTCTTTAGATAATGAAGCAGCTAGAAAAACTAGATTGATGTATAGACAAACTGAACAAAATAAAGGACAAGCTACAGATGAATCTGTAAAAAACTACAAGTCATCATCAAAAGATAAATCTAATGCAGATCGTTATAGAAAACTAGCAGATGCAGCTGAAAAGAAAAATAAAATGAAAAATGGTGGAAGTCTAACTGGACTTAAAGCCTCCAACAAAAGAGTTGGTCCTGTAGATCCTAAAGGAGCATACACAAAGGTACAAAAGAAAACATTAGCTGGTGCTAAAGGAAAAGCTTCTCTTACCAAAGACAAACAACTTGGTGCTACAAAAATGGCTAAATGTGGAACTAAAATGTCTAAGAAATAATGGCTGCTATTAAGAAAGCGCAGACTGGTAAGCGTGTAGATCCTAAAAAATATTTAGAAGAATCTCGTAAGAGAGTTGAGACTGTTACAGATTCTGCTAGAAAAGCTGAAACACGTAAAGGTATCAATACTTATGACGATTACTTAAAGTCTAAAGTTAAAGAAAAATCTAAAGCTAAATCAGGAGTTACTATAGCCAAAGATGGTATGTGGATGCAAAAAGCTGCAGCATCTATCAAGAAGCGTGGTACTGCTGGTAAATGTACACCTATCACTAAACCTGGTTGTACTGGTAAGGCCAAGACTCTTGCTAAAACTTTCAAAAAAATTGCTAAGAAAAATAAGAAATAATGGCAAAGAATATAACTAAGGTTCCTGATGGTCCTCTTATTAAGAAGACAGGAAAATTCAAAGGAAGTACATTGAAAGCTGGTGGTATGATTAAACGTGCTGATGGTTCTTTTTCTAAACGTGGATTATGGGATAATTTGAGAAGCAAAGCAGCTCAGAATAAAAAAACTGGTGCAAAACCTAAAGCTCCTACTAAAGCAATGTTGACTCAGGAGAAAAAAATAAAGTCTAAAGGAAAATGATATTAGATATTAGTAATGAGCATAAACAAAAATACTTTTCTCAGAAAGAGAAAGGAGGAGTTGTTTATAAAATCACTAATCAAATTGATGGTAAGTTCTATATAGGAAGTACAAACAATTTGATAAAAAGATATTACACTCATATTAATCATATAAGAACTAGTAAATCTACATGTGTAAAACTAATTAGAGCAGTTAATAAGCATGGAGAAGATAACTTCACATTTGAAATTTTATGTGAATGTTCTACTCAAGAAATACTAAAGACTGAACAAAGTTATATAGATAGTTTAAATCCTACTTATAACATTGCTAAGATTGCTGGAAGTAATCTTGGAATCAAAAGAACAGAAGAAGTTAAGCTTAAAAAATCTATATCTCAAAAAGAAAATTGGAAAGATGATGATTATAGAAGTAAGCATTTAAAAAATTTATCAAAGAATTGGAAAAGTGGAGCTTCTCATAGAATGGCTAAGCTTACAGAAAAACAAGTAATTGAAATTAAAAAACAATTAGCAAGTGGTCTTCTTCCTAAACAGGTAGCAGACAAACTTGAACTTAGTTATTACTCTATAAAAGATATTCATAGAGGAAAGACTTGGAAAAATATAAATATTTAAAACTAAGAAATAATGGCAACAGCAGCATGGACTCGTAAAGAAGGAAAGAATCCTTCTGGCGGATTAAACAAAAAGGGTGTAGCTTCATATAGAGCTGCTAATCCTGGTAGTAAATTAAAAATGGCTGTTACAACTAAACCTTCTAAACTTAAACCTGGAAGTAAGTCTGCTAACAGAAGAAAATCTTTTTGTGCTAGAATGGGTGGCGTAAAAGGACCTATGAAGAAACCCAGTGGTAAACCTACACGTAAAGCATTAGCATTAAAAAAATGGAACTGTTAAACAAAAATGGGAAGCCTGGTCCTCCCCCTCCTCCTGGATTATAACAACTAAACAATAATATATTATGGCAACAATAAAAAAAGCACAAAGCGGTGCTAAAACTACTAAAAAACCTAAAACTGTTTCTCAAAGAATTGGAGACATAACATTAAGAGATGTTAAAAATGCTGGCGAAGATGCCTTGAATATTTCTACACTTGGAGGTTATAGTAAAGTTAAAAAAGCTCTTGGAGGTGAATATAAATATAAAAAAATAGGAGAAAAAAAGAACGGTGGTCCTGTCAAAGCTAAAAATGGTAAATCATTCCCTGATCTTAATAAAGATGGAAAGGTTACAAAAGCAGACATCCTTAAAGGACGTGGTGTTATAGCTAAGAAAGGTGCTACAATTAAGAAAGCACAATCTGGTATTAATACATTATTACCTGGTGGGTATGCTCCTAAATCAAGAGAAGAAAGATACAACAACTATCCTAGTACAAAACCTAAACCTAAAGCTAAACCTAAAGCTAAATCTACTATTGAAGAAGCAACTCCTGAACAAGTAAAAAAATATGGAATGATGGGTTCACAACAGGCTAAATCAGGAGCTAAAATGAAAAAATGTAAAACTGGTTGTAAATAATGACTTCTGGTAAAGCAAAGAAATCAGGAGCACCAAGAAAAGCTCCTAAGGTTGGAATTCCTAGAAAGGATAAACCTTTTTCAAAGACTAAGTCAATGGATGATAAAGCTATTAGAACTTCTCCGCAACAACCAATGAAGCAAAAGAGATTATCAAAATAAAAGAAAGCCCTTCTATTTCTAGAGGGGCTTCTTCATTTAATAGAATTGTAGTTCTATTAGCCAACATTTATTTGTTTTCACGAAGTTCAAATATACAACATTTATTTATATATTATTTAATTTTTTTAATTTACTTCCCCAAGATGATATCCCTGAAGCATGATTTAAATAGTATTCCCATTCTTCTGGTATCTCATTCAAATACCAAGGGACATGCTTGATACAATAAGGCTTATCTAATCTGATTGCTTTATATGTGAACGGTGAGTTAGGTGGATACAATGCAAATGTAGTATCTATATCAGCAATCCAACCATGTTCATTTTTGTTAATCCAAAACTTACTCTCCCACTCTATTATATTCTGTTTTAGAGGTGTTTCAGGAAGATCTAAATCTAAAGAGAATCCAACCTTCACATTGTTTTTTGCAATGTTTAACATTACATCTAACCAATCATCTGGAACTCCTTCATAAGAACAATCTGAATCAGCTATTATAAAATAATCTGTCAAGTGTTGTTTTAAATCATTTCCCCAAACACTATGAGGACCTCCATTCACTTTAGAATATACAATCTCTACAGGACAAGTTTTATAGTATTCTAATAATGGTGGGTATGTAGATTGTTGATCATATATAATCACATCTATTCTACTCTCTTTAGATAAGAACTCTACTGTTTCTTTTAATGTAGTTAGAAGATTTCTATTTACTATTATTGCTTTCACTGACAAAATCTTTTAACATTTGTGCATAGTCTTTGTTCCAATGAGGATTTAAATGAATATCTCCTGTAGGGATAAGATTTTTTTGTCTCAAGGTTTCTATATGTTTACTATGTCTTTGTATGATGTTAGGCTTATCTGCAGTGTCTGTACCTTCTCCAGATTGATGATAACCTCTACCACCCCACATATAAAACCAAGAAGCTTCTGAGTCAGGCATTTTTGCATCAATAACATGTGCTCTACCAAAGGAATGTATTCTACTAACTAATGTAGTATCTCCTCCAGCATTCTCTATAGGACTCTTTCCAATTGCTTCCCAAACTTTTTTACTGTATACAATACCTGAGTTACCAATTCCCATTATCTTTGTTATACTGGGCTCATTGTAATACACACCTGTTTGCCAATGCAAGATGTTAGTATCTTCTTTCCAAAATTTAGCTATGTTTGATAGATGATTAGACAAAGCTATATCATCATCATCCCATACAGCTATTAGTTCTCCAGAACATCTTTCTATAGCATAGTTTTCTTTATCTCCAATAGTGGGAAATGTTTCATCTAGATTATAAATTTTTATCTCTGGGTGATCATACACTAACTTCTGAAGAGGGTAATCATTAACTATAATAAGTTCTTTCTTACCAGGATACTCTTGTTGGAGGAAACTTTGTATAGATTCCTCCAGAGTATCTACTCTTCCATAAGTAATGCATTTAGCAGATATGAAAGGATATTCCATTTTACCACACCATTATAACATCAAATGGAGAAACTAATAATACGTTCTCTTCATCTGATAGTGGAATTAATGGAGCTTTCTGTAGAGCTTGTGGATCTACAAGAACAACATCTCCTGCTTTAACATCCATGTTAGCTGTTCCTACACTGTGAACAGTTAATCTGGCCATCTTTTTGTACATTTCTTTCTCTAAAGCTTCTTTTGTATTCTCATCTACAATAAGTTTGCTCTCTTCTTTCTTTGGTATCTCTAAATAGATACGATTTCCTAATAGTTTCATATTGGTTTTTTAATTGTTATACACTTACTACTAATGTCCAAACATTAGATATTGATGGTGGGAACTTTTCCCCTTTTGTCAAAGCTATAAATTCTTTGCCACTTCTGAACAATCCACTAACTCTTGTTCTTTGTCCTGTTTTTGCAGTGATGTTTTCACTGTTTAGCTCCAATAGGGCTAATAATAATTGTTTAATCATAGTTTTAGTTATTAAGTTCTTTTGCATCATTTATTTCTGTAACAATAGCTTTGTATTTCTCTAATGGCATAGATCCAGACAATCTGTGCACCTCTTTACCATTTCTCAAGAACACTAATGTAGGAACACTACGTACATTGTACTTCATAGCTGTTTCCATATCTTTTTCAATATCTATGTTAGTTATACCAACTACATCTTTTAATGTATATGCTAACACCTTACAAGGACCACACCATGTGGCACTGAATTTAAGCACTTCGATTTCCATTGTTTTTTAATTGTATTCGTTATCTAATATTTTACCAACAAGATCACTTCTGTGATTAGCTTTAAGTTTGATCCATTCTATACCCTCTATCTTCTTAGAGATGTCTATAGCATATGATAAGCCTGTATATGATTCTTTGATGTCTTTCTGTTCATTGTCACCATTAATGATAATCTTACCTGTTTTACCAAGTCTTGTTAGTATAGCAAGCATTTCTCCTTTTGACAGGTTCTGTGCTTCTTCTACAACTAATACATCATCAATAGTTTTACCACGTATAAACTGAACAGGATAAGCAATAACCCTCTTGTTCTTAACCAGTTCTTGAATCTTGACTTTATCATAACACTTTTCAAGGTTTTCCTGAAATGCTTCTAGGTAAGGATTGAACTTCTCTTCAAGGTCTCCTGGAAGAAATCCTAATGATCCTCCCACCTCAATTGTTGCTCTTGTAACATAAATATGATTACATTGTTTCTTCATTAAAAAATCTAAAGCTGCTTGGGCACATACTAAAGACTTACCACTTCCAGCTCTACCAGTAACAATAACTATTTGGTTATCTATTATTAACTGTTTAGCAAGCTTCTGTTCTTCGTTGAGGGTAACAGCATATTTAATATCACTTTTACGTTCCCTGTTAGGTTCTTTCATATTTAAGTTTTAATTGATTACGTCTTTCATTAACCTCCTCATACTTATACATATCGTTTTCAACGTTAGAATGCTCCTCTAGCGTCAAAAGTATAATATTTTCTTCATCTAAACAAGCTTCTGGATACTTTTCTTTTGGTAAAATGTGATGGAAGTATGTAGACATAGCCTCACTACCAAGATATACACCACTCACTTCTGATTTATGTGGTCTTTTTTTCCATATAGATAGAAAGAAGTCTCTTTGTATGATAACTCGTTCATTATCTTTCTTTGGAGCTTTAGTGAATGATTTACCATTCATACTACTAGTTAAACCCCTACCAGAAGGTAAGGGTTTTCTAGATTTATGAGCAAAACAGTATTCATTGTCTGCGTTCTTTCCACATGTTTTACACTTCATCTTTAAATATTAGGTGGTTTAGGTGTAAACGGATCAGTAAGAGTAGAAGTGTAAGGATCAATTCCTGCAGTGTATGGTTGTGTACTACCAATTGTAGGAGCATTAATATCACTAGTTATTGATAAATTACTAAATGGTGTAGGTGTACAATCACAACTTCCTTTCCATGGAGCATTTATCTTTCCACATCTATGACATTCCCATGATAAAGAAACTTTAGGACATGTGCACATTTGTGGTTGCCCTGTACTGTTCCAACTATAAGGCATAGATTTATACCCTTGGCAAGTTGTACATTTCTGAGGGAAATCAAAACTAAGCATCTTTCTGGAATTGTCCGTTCACCATTTTACCTGTACGTTTAGCAATTACATTGTATGCACTCTCTAAACATTCTGTCAAACTCACTCCTTGCAGTTCTGCTTGGATGATGATTGTAACAAGGATGTCACCTAGTGCATCAACTATCTCTTCTTTATTGTTATCAAAGATAGCATCTGATAGTTCTTGTACCTCTTCTAATGTTTTATCACATTGTCTAGCTGGTGTACCATTTTGAAAGATTCCTTTCTGTGTTGCCCATGCTATAACAAGAGCTTCTAATTCATTGTAACTTTTCATATTATTTTTTCTGTTATTAATATTATTCTAACTTTTTCTATTAGATCTTTTATAGATCCATCATTAATGATTTCATAATCAAACTCTGCTTTATCAAGACTTGTCTCACTAGGATGTAATCTTGCAGGTGTTTTACTTTTCTCAACTGGCCTAACCACTTTAAGTGTAAGTCCTTTTACATCCTCTACAGCTTCTAACTCATTGGGAAACCTAACATCTGTAATAATCCAATTGCTTGGATTGTACTCACTCATCTTTGGTCTTTTATACTCACACATCAATGCGTTCACCCAAGCATTAGGATGTAATCCATCACGTATAGCTTCTGTACCAAGCTTCTGAAGAAGTTCTCTTACAGACATTAAATGATTAAATTCAATATTTTCAAACACTGGGACAGCATTGAGAGGATTAGATTCAACAGTTCCCCATTCAGCTCCAAGATATGATTTCTTAAATTCTTGATCTTCAAAATCCTCTACAGGAATACCAGTGAGTAGGGAAGCTATTTGTTTTAGCTTCCCTGCAAACTTCTTAACTTCAAACACTGGACCATGATTACTAAGACATAACTCTTGTATAATTTCTCCAACAGTGTCTTTACCACTTCCTATTCTACCTGCTATACCTATTATCATAACTCTTCGTCATTAAATAAACTATGATTAGCACATGCTGCTACTGGAACAACATCTTCTTCAACTTCTACTTCCTCAACAGGAAGATCAGTTTGGTTGATTGCAGCTACAATCTTCTCTTTAAGCTCATCATAGAACTCTGGGTTATCAACTACCAACTGTTTGAATTCTTCTAAGTCATACTTAGTTCCATCTACTGTCATAGTTTTACCATACTTACGTCCTAGTTCAAACTCATTAAGAAGAGTCATCATCTCATCAAGAGTGTCAATACCTTTACCATACACAATCTCAAACTCTGATTTTCTATATGGAGGAGACATTTTATTCTTGACAGCTTTTAGCTTAGTAATGTTACCATAGTTTACATCACCATCTTTAGCTAATGTTCTGCTCACTTCTATTCTTACATCACTGTAGAATTTAAGAGCATGTCCTCCTTGTGTTGTTGTTGGGTTACCAAACATAACACCAATCTTCTCTCTATATTGGGATATTACGATAACACATACATTATGTTGTGATAGAGCCCCTTTAAGCTTTGGATAAGCATTACTGTTCAATAAAGCTTTTCTACCGATTGTAGAGTCTCCTACATCACCATCAAGCATCTTCTTAGGTATCAATGATGAATCACTATCGATGATAACCAAATCAATCTCTCCAGTGTTAATCATTTCCATAGCAATATTGAATCCCTCCTCACCACATGATGGTTGAGCAATCAACATCTTTGTTGTGTCCACTCCTAGTTTCTTGAAATAGTTCTTGTCAACAGCATGCTCACCATCTATATATAGAACAGTTCCTCCTGCTTTTTGACATTCAGCTGCAGCATGTCCACATATTGTAGATTTACCTGTGCCCTCCCAGCCCATAAGTTCATAGAGTTTCCCCTTTACAAATCCTCCTACACCAAGTGTGATGTGATCAAATCCAATACTTCCTGTACTGATAACATCATAAGTTTCTCCTCCTGGTTTAGAATCTAACGCTAATATTGAACCAACACCATAGGTCTTGTTCAACTTGTCCATTGCATCTTGAAACTTGTTATTAGTTTCTTTAACTACTTTCTGTTTTGCCATTATTTAGTTGTTTTAATTGTTTAAAGTTAATCATTTTTGTGTTTATTTCCAAGTAAAATGTCAGGTTTCTTCCATCATTTACTTTACCTTTTGTGGTAGGATAGACCCCATTTTTTAGGGTTTATCTATCCACGATTGGTCCCTTATATCCTGTAAATTTGGGACGAAATAGGTATTCTTGGTGAAAAATAGGTATATCTGATCTGTTTTGGTGAAAAATAGGTTTGACTATTAATAGTCAATAGTCAAAAAAACCCTATATTGCTATAGGGCTCTTTCTTCACAATTTAAAAAAACATAACAAAACAGAACAGAACTTTTTATTCACTTGTTCTAAGTGATGTATTACCTTTTTCACATTTATCATACGGACAATGTCTACATTCATTACCACAGCATTGTTTCTTAGTCTTCAATAGATACTCCTTAGTGAAATGAATTCTTCCATCCTCTAAGTAGTAGTCTTGAAATTCTATAAACTCTTTCTTCTCTTCACTCATTATCTATTCATTTTAGATTCATATATATAATAAGT